GTTGTAATGATTGCTGATGCAGAAATAGCACCATATACATTCATAGAGCCAGTCATTGTGAAATTACCAACCTGAGTATAGTTACCTACCAATGTAGTAGGTCCTGTCAAATTAGTTGAACCTGTCACATTAAGTGATTGAGATACTTGTAATCCGTTTGTTATTTTAGATGAGCCTGTTACTAAAAGTGCACTTGCTGTAATACCATTTGCGTATATTGTACCAACATTATCTCCTTGCTGCATGAATAAGTTACCACTCACAAATGCAGATGATGATAGAAATACACCACCATTAAACGTAGCTCCACCAGCAAATGTTGATTCCAAAGCGAAGTTAGAATCTTGCTCTACATATAAATCACCATTTTTTACTCTTATAGGAGAACCATCAGTTGATTGAATCCATACTTCACCTTCACCTCTTAACTTAGCACCACCTTCTCTACCTTCTACTACTAAAAAGCCACTCTCATCAAATATAATATGTGGAATAGCTGTTCCGTTATCTATCTTAATAGAGCCTGTTAAACTTACATCTCCGTTTACTACAATGTTATTACTGAAATCAACATCACTATCAAATTCTACAGCTCCTTCTACTACGATACCAGCTCCACCGCTTAATTCAGCTATTGTTGGTGTTTTAATTCCGTTTGTAAATGTTTGCTGACCTGCAAAGGTATTACTACCAGTTACAGTTGCTTTAGTATTGATGTCCGCTTGTAGAACGGATGATGAATAGTTTAATTGTGCATCAGTTGCAAATGTAGCATCCAATGAAGCACTGAAGTTTAACAATTGTGCTACGCTGCCTGATAAGGAAGCTGAATCTACATTATATCCACCTTCATCTACCAAGCTATCAATCATATTCTGATTGAAATCTCTTAATAGGGTTGGGGTGATAAATCCACTATTGTTGTTAGGAAACGAAGTATTGTTTTCGTTTGTTAATTGTGTCTTATTTAATTGACTCATATTTTATATCTTTAATAAACAGGTGTACCTATGTCAAAACCATTAGAGAATCCAACACTAAAAGCACCTCTTGTAGCGAATCTAGCTGGCGATTGAGTTTGTCCAATCCCTTGCTCTACTAAAGCTCCATTACAACATTTGCGTGAGTATGTGTTAGAATTAGCACATAAACAAGCTCTACGATTGTTCTTTGGTGAGCTTTTACCCTGTGTTGGACCCAAATAAATTCCAGATGTATCTCTGAAACGGGCTAAATAAGCTGGTGTTGGCATATCCTATTGATTTTATTATTTAACAACGAACCAACGAAATGTAGTGGATTATACTTTGGATTTAGCCATTGCTTCCCTATGTAGTAGGTTTTGTAACTGATTATAATCCGATTGATAAGCTAAAAATAACAGGCATCTCTCCAATGGCAATTTAGTTATATCTTCCATCCATCTAATGTCTCCGCCTGCGAGTTGAACAACTGAGGAGTAATTTCTCCACTTCTTTCCAAAATTGATTTGATGTTGTGAGGGAGATTCTCCGTAGCCATCAAAGATTTCAGGATAACGCTCGGTAATCCCATTAATAAACGAACAAAAAAAAACAACGCACCGTGATGAACATCCATTGTTACTGATAGAAACTTATCTCCATCTATCTCACCTTTGTAATCTTCTATCTCATATAGACCGGCTCTTTCCTTTATAACAGGCCTGTATAAGATACTCATAATCTTAGCCCAATTATCATCTATCGTAAATGTATCATATTGTGTAATGTCCAAATAAGCTCCATAGGCCATCTTACCAATGTTAGGTTCTAATCCATACTTTACACCATCTATTGTAATAAACTTTTGTAATGGCAATTTAGTATCCGTCATAAAGGATGTCAAATCATTCTTTATGTTTACAAATGTTTCAGTATCTAATTGGTTTATATATCCAGCATTGAATCCGCATAAGTGATGCATCAAACAAGCTACATAACCATTCTCATCTTCACCATACACCTTTAGGTCTCTTTGTAGAGCTAGGTATGTTTTAAGTGTAATTGCTGACCAATCCGTTGGTACTACGATTTTTATTTCTTTTTTCATTTTGTTCCTTTTATATAATAAGCTTTAACTCCTGTTAAGTAATCCTTTCCAGTTTCTATTTTAACATCCTTAAATCCAATCTTATTGAAATCATCTACAATGTATTGTTCGTTCTCCACTCTACAATTCTTCCAATCTAATGAGTT